CCCACTTGCGCGACATTTGAGTCGCGTCCTTAACGACTACTTCGCCCGGAAAATCTGGATCAGGGGAGATTAATCCCTTAGCCAGACGCCCCCACTCTACAAGGTTAGTAGGCCTTCGCTTATCGCGAAGGACCCACAAGTTTGCCTTGCAGGTGAAGGTTTCCCCGCAATACCGTAGCTTGCCATACCCGTTAAAAGGTGTAGCAAGTGGAGGGTATACGACTGACAAAAAGCCCTGAGTAGTTTCAGTATACGGTATGAATTTCACACCGGGTACTGATTCTACAGCTTTATGACAGTAAGCAGCTGAGTTGTGCATACCAAGCTGGTGAAAGCCAGTGGCGTATGCACACCAAGCTGCAAGGGAAGCTCCGTGGCGGAGGTGCGTGCCTGGTAATTTTCGAATTCTCTGTGGTGTCACGATACAGCCTCTGTATGCGTCAACACCACAAGATTCACGAAAATAACCTCCGTGAAAGCTCTTGGAATTGTTGACCCTAAGGCCGACCAATTCTAGAGCAGACACTACATGCCAGTAATACGCATTTTCGACGACTATGTCGTCTCCATAGACGTAAACGGCACGACGCGCCACTGAACGGTTGCGGCAAACTTGATTTACCGCAGCAACTGCGACCGAATAAAAGACGACGCTTTCCACTGGGAAGCAAAGTGCTGAGCCCATTGGGGCGTATTTATTCAGTCGGACAACTCTACCATCTGGTAGTTCAGTTGACGTGCTTCTCAAGTCGAATACACGGTTCCAAAAACGATCTGAAGAGTCAGATTGCCCAAGGAACAGGTACTTGACGAGAGAGAAACTAACTCGATCACTAGCTTCACTTAAATCTAAAGTGGCATGAGACTTGCTAAGGCTACTTGCTAAAGCGAGTCTACCGTTCACCGTTTGATCTGTGAAGTTAATGTGACCAGCAGCTGGCGATCTTTTCTCTAAATATTTAACAAAGGGAATAGATACCATCTGCTGTAGGAATTGGACCTCTAATGGTTCGCAAGATATGATTCTTGGTCCACGCGAGTCTTTTGGAACAAGGCAGACACGAGCTTGAGGCTCGGCTTTCTTGACCATATTCCTATACTGATTAACAGTAGATGCGAGTTGAAGAGCACGACCGTTAGATCTTACGCCATACATGTAATCATAATATGGCCATGATCTGTGAACTGATTCGTATAAGTGGGAGAATACCCACTTATCTTCATCACGTTCACCAGTAGCTACTGCTCCAGGTCCGTGTTTGGGTTTCCAGAAATCTGGAACACGAAACACAGGTTCGTCGCCGTTAGGCGTGAAAGAACCAATTGTTTCATGACAAACACGGCGCATCTCACGAATTAGATCTTGATCCATTTCGTGAGCGTTCTCGTAACAAACTGAGAAATCCTCGAGATTACTATCGATTTCAACAAATTTATCAAGTGTTGATTTTCGTTGGTCGTCTTCAAAGGGTAACTCCAGTTTGTAAAAACTGAACAAGAACGTGCGTATAGCTCGAATGAGCTCAGGAGCAGGGTCCTCGACCTGGAAATACATCCAAAAAGAGCCTAGAAAGCGAGGCAGCCCCTTCCCATCATATGGCTTGAAGCCATCGGGACGAGGAGAGAATACCCCCTGGTCTAAGTAGCTGTCGAACCATTTACCTAATTTGGGTAAAGTCGTCGTCAGAAAACGAAGACCCTCTGAATTGCAACGTCGATCGAGATACAAAATATCACGATTTAGCTGCTTTTCAGAGTAGACACTAGGATCGAGGTTGCGTAGGTCACGCAACATTTCCCGGCTTAAACCGAGAATTATCTCAATCTGGCTTTTAAAGTTCCCATTGTTTTTCATGGTGGACTTCCAGACTGGCCGAGGACCCTCTAACCTACCTGGCTAGCACGTAACCGTGCCAGCTTCCGAGCATGAATCCAATGATAAACGAAATGATGTAGAAGTACACCACAGGTCTATTACTGAGATTCACCGCGGACCAGGCGATCGATATTAGCTTGCGTTGAGAGGAAGTTCTTAACGTATGCACACAAGTCATTCACGTCAGTGGTCGTAAGACCAGACGAAGAAGGGACAGTGAGCGTAACGTTAATAGTCATCAACTCATCAGCGCCAACAACGGAGTTAAACTTCGCACGTTGGAACTGAAGCAAGTGACGATCTACAGTGGTGCCAGCCGCAACACCTTTTCCCGCTTTGGTATGGGCGATCTTCATGAGTGTACGATCGGAACTAGTAGAACTAGCTTCGATCGCTTCACTCACACCGATACCCGAACTTTTGCGGTTAAAAGCTTTTGCTACAGCAGCAGCATTGTTAAGAGAGAGAGGGTCTGAAAAGGCCATAGTTTTTCCGAGTAGAAAAGCACTTTTGGCTTTTCCCTGCTTCAATACCCAAGTAAGGCCGTAGGCGTCTATCTCCTACGGGTCCACCACTGGCGGACAATTGATAGCAGTATCGAGACGTTGTACCACTCTAGTGGTACGCGAAAGGGACTTGACTGAACTTCAGGCAAGCCTGGATGACGGATGTAGGCACTATACTTTACCTTAGACAGGAAAAGCCATGAGATGCCGCCATCCCGAGTCTGTTCTACGATCCACTCGGAACGCGTCTTGAATGAATGACCAGAGTCAATCACCTCAGCGTCCTTCAAAGGAGACCAATCACCTAATTTAGCTTGAAGTTTGGTTCTATAAGACATGAACCAGTCAACAAGCCAAGAAAAGGGTATCATCTCCCAGATGACCTTGAGAGGATTGTAGAGACCGGAATAAGCAGCCCACACGGTGCCGAGCCCTGGAATACCTTCGAGAAGATAGGCAGGAATATCGAAGCGGACAAGACCAGTAGAATTATAATCTATCTGATAATGAACACATCGAATCCTGATCCAAGACTCACTGAACGCCAACGCGCCTCTTCCAAGGCGATATTCTGGAAACCAATCAATCATGATTTCCGGAAGCACATCAGGGGTGTAAAAATCTTTCGCACCCCATTTGATGTACGTTGGTTTGCCATTCTGTTTTCTGAGCCAGTCCAAGCGTTTTCGCGCTTGAGATACGGCACAGAGGATTGCCTTAATATCTTTAAGAGTCGGTTTGATAGCGAAATTCCATGCTAGCCAATAGCTAGCGGTTTCGGACAAACCATCGCGTTTTGCTTTCGCATACGCTTTCCGAAAGGCCTCCATCGCTGCATTAATGAGCGACCGGGCCTTCTGGAGATTCTTGATATTACCCTCAAGCACCTGAATTAACTCTATTATGAAGTTAAGAAGTGAATGAGACGAGTCGACAGCTGTAGTGAAATGATCGAGGCTTTTCGCCGCGAGATCATCTATAGTATCGACAGGAGGCGTAGGCATGTTCTGTCTGATCTCGTCCAGAAACGAAACAGTACCTGTACTGAACGTAAGGACGTCATCACCAGAGATCGAATCCGTAACGTTGTACACGTTAAAGGGATCCCAAGTGACCTTCTCATGAAAAACGGGATTGAACCACATTTGTTGAAGTCCGATAACGTCGCTCATGGTCTCATAGCGAGTACCATAAGTGACATTCCGAAACTCAACGTGAGGGGTAGGAAGAGCCAGAGGATGTGTAACGGTAAAAATACCAGGAACACAGTCTGTACGCTCCCTACTACGAGGAGCAACAATACGATGACCAAGTTTTCTTGGTTTAGACTTCTTGCGCTTCTTAGACGCAGGAGGTTCGGTTGTTGATTCATCGCACCATCCCATTTTAGATCTCCGATCCAACACTGATG